CGCACTTCTCCGCACGCAAGGTCTGAACTGGCATGTGGGTGATCTCTGCGATGGCCGATTTGTCAGCATTCCACAACACCTGCAACGCCCCGTTGCCCAACCAATACACGTCACTAGCAAATCGGTAAACGTCCTCCTCACTCAACAACCGCTTCAGCTCAAGGTAGGCGGATGGGTTGGATGCTGAATTCGATGCGTCCAGGCCTTTGCCGTAGATCATGTCGGCAATTCCCGTGATGACTGCGTTGTTCGTAGCGGACCCCACCCTGCGGTCAATCAGGTATTGATAGTAGTTGTTGTCCTCCCCGTATTCCACCCAATCCAGGCGGGGGTTCTCCACGATTGCAGGCGCAACGTAGGAGGCGAACTCAACCATTTTGATGTTGTTAGTGCCCATATATTTTGAATGTGTTGTTCATTGCTTCCTCAATCGTGTCAAGCACGGGTTGGTAGGTGCTGATTGTCTTGCCCTGCGGGAGCATGATGAATCGGTCACCGCATAGGATCTTCGTGTTCACGAACTGCCCCGTCACCAAGGTCTGCTCTGCGAAGCGAATCATGTACGGCACCTCGGCCTCAAGTCCCACCGATGAGTAGGTGAAACTAAACTCACGGGTGTATTTGTCGAATGTGGGAGAGGTCACGTTGTAGGTGGTGATGGTACGTCCGTCTTTGGAATACAAAACCATCTGCACACGGAACGTTGTGCCGTATCCCGTCAGCGCATCGTTGCCGTTTTGCCAGTCCCGAATGGGCAAAGTCACCACGTTGTTGGTCTCAAATGATAGGAAAGTCATGCGTATATAACCACCAACTGACACATGTGTGGGTATTAAAAACAAAAAAGCCACCCGAAGGTGGCCTCTTTGCTCGTGTGTGTTATGATCAAGAACCCACCACGATAGTCGGCTTGGTGCCGAGCAATCCTGCAAACGGGTTGTTTGGAATCGCACCCAACAAGAAGTTGGAAGGCACCCGCTCGTTGGCAGTCAACGTGATGTTGTATCCAGTCAAGTCACCGAATGCAGAACCCGTCACGATGCTTCCGCCCGTAACCTCTGATCCGTGTTCCAATCCCATCACCCATGAGTTGCCGTTGTTGTCTTCGACAACGATCACGGGCTTTGCCCAGGCAAGCAACTTCACCTCTTTGTGGGTGTCAGCGTCTTGCTTCTTCAGAACCACGTTCAGCACCTGCTCAAAGAAGGTCGTGCCGTTCTCACGGCTTGAAGTGATGTTCTGCTCGAAGTTTGACGTACCCTTCAGGTCGTACTTGTAGGCGGTGGTGGCAGTGGTAGCCAGTTGGTCAATGACATCCGTGTCAGCGGTGTCATAGGATAATTGCGCCAGGTCAAGCGAGTTGATGAAGTAGATTGCATTCAATCCACCTACCTGGTCTTTGCACGGCTCTATGCGGCCGAGAGTCAATGAACATGCCATGATTTATTTTTTTTTATAGTCCTTATTTAGTTGAGTTTTCAATCGGTGACAATTTGCGCAAAGGGTTTGGAGATTGGAGAGGTTGTTATTCTTTCTATTTCCGTCTATGTGATCCACATCCAACTGACAACTGTGAACTGGAACGAATCCGCACAACTCGCATTTGTCTTTCTTAAGTGGCCGATATACCGCAGGTAGCTGCATCGCTCTGAACTTGACCAATCGGATCTTGTCCTTGCAGTACCTGCTGCACCACCTTCTCTGTCTCTTTTTTAATTCCTTTCCGCAGCAAAAACACGAAAGGGGAGACGAGGGCACATCACCCAAGTCCCCCCCTTGTGTCATTATCTATTCGCTAATTAGGCGTAGTAAACCAAATCAGCACCAACTCCGAACTGAACACCAGCGGTGAAGCGCATGATGAAACGAACGTTCTTGGATCCGTCCAAATCGCCCATGTCAAGTACCTTCACTTCGTTGTGGTCAGCCAACAAGCCAGTACCGAAGTACAAGTTTGACTTCTGTCCAGCAACCATCTTGTTGCTACCCAAGCCAGGAGCGTGGAAAATCTTCACTCCCTCGAACATCAGCTCTTGGTTGTTGAACCAGGTAGAACCTTTTGACTCAAAACCAGCAGCACCCAAACCAGATGCACCGAAGCCACCCAAAGAACGAACGTAAGCCTTCAACACGTTGGTTGGTACGAACAAGTAGAGATCTTCCTTACCGAACAACTGGGCAGGGATAGCGTCTACTACACGTGCCATCTCGGTGATGACGTTGGAAGCAGTGATGCCAGCAGTTACGGCAGTCACGTCAACAACAGTGGTGTCGGCAGCAAGCAAAGCCTGGAAGCCATTGAACTCACCTGCGTTGGCAGTTGCGCCAGTCCAGATCTTTTGCTCGATCCATTCAGCTACCTTGCCTGCGTTGTATCCTACGAAGTAGTCAACGAAGTTCTTGGGCAGAACGTCAAAAGCGGAGTAGCCCATTTGGATGGCTTCCCAATCGCTTTCAAAGTCGCTCTTGCACAACTCCAGGTTCACCTGCAAGAACTCGGGCTGCAAGATGCGCTCGGTCAAGGTCAAGGTGGAGGTGTCGGTGAAGTCGCAAGTTTGATCCTTTACGATTCCATCAAGCTCTACACGCTTGATTACTTCCTTAAATTTTACGTTTGGCTTGATGGTCACCCCACCCTTGGCCAAAGTTTCGCCTGAAAATAAGGCAGCAGAGATATATTTCCCTGCAAATTCACCCGCATACGTGGTGGTCAAAGACGTTACAGTCGGCATTTGATTTTTGTTTTATTAATTGAATAATTTGTTGAACACACGATCTGCCGTGGTGGCAGTACGCTTCGCACTGATTTGGAACTTCAGTTCGGGCTTAACCTCGACAGGAGCTGCCACGATGGGCTTCTCTGCGGCCATGACCACCTCTTTCACTTCCTCCTCTTTCTCGGCTTCCTGGGCTGCCATTTCTTCTTTCTTGCCCATTTCTGCCTTCATCATTTCAACCTCATCTTTCAGAGATTGAATCATTGCCATCACCTCGGGAATGGTTGGCTCGGCAGCAGCGGCTTCCACCTCGATGGTGACCTCTTGCTCTTCCTCCTCAACCATCTCCTTGATTTCAGCAATCACGCCTTCTTCCGTCACGACCAAGATGCGTCCGTCCTCCATGGGGTACTCGCCCACGGGTACGGCTACTTTCTCGCCTTCGCTTCCGATTAGGAAGATGTTTTGCCCTGCTTCAAGCAACTCGGCCTCAACCGTGGTGCCATCCGCTAGTTTCGCACTTGCCAATTCCACCACTTCTGGTTGGATGGCGAGTTCGATTTTCTTGAAAATGTCTGTCAAATTCATGCGTATATAATTGATTAGGGTTAGTTCTGGGTATTTTTACCACCAATGAAGCCGATGCCTTGCGCTTGCATGTCCATCGGGTCGCAGCATTTGCGGGAGTAGGTTTTGCCGTCTTTGCATAGACACCCCCGTCTGGAGTTTTGTGGTACGGGTGGTTTGGGGTTATTTTTCATTTTCGCTGATTTTACTTTCCGCCCAACGCTTGCCTGCCAATCCTCCCCACAATAGGTAGGAGATAGTGCCGCATGCGCTGCTATCGCTTTCATCGTAGTATTCCTCGGCTCGTGCTAGGTACGAAGCCATCCGCTTGATGGTCTCCATGCTCAAGGCCTGCCCGCTTGCCAACTGCTGCGCACGGATCTTGCCCACCTGGGTGGCGCACTTGTTACCACCCTTCTCGTTTAACTCAATGCCCCGCTTTGCGTTGTTCCGTACCGCCTCTGGGTAATCGCTGAAGGACTCCATCTCAATGCGCAATCCGCCCTTGACACGTTTGTCGGTTTTCAGCACGCCCTTCATCGCTCCAAGGATGTACAGTTCAACCATGTGGTTGGCTTCCTGCTCCTCAATCTCGGCCATGCTCATCTCCACATTCATCACGGGCTTGTGAGCGAAGTAGCCCTCAATGCTGAAGCCGTTGTACTTGCCTGCTTTTACGTCCTGCCAGATCTGGTCGTTGTCTACCTTGCGTGCCTGCATCCACGTACCGACTGGGTAGTTCATTCCGTACTTGCGGGTCTTATCGTGTACCTCATCTTCAATGATCCATTGCTCCACCGTGGTCACGCCATTGACGGATGATGAATGCTCGGTTGTTGTTTCGCCTTGGAATCCTTTTTTCAAGAACAACTCCGCTGCCTGGCGGATAGTTGACTCGGTGAAGAACACGTAGTACTCCTCGCCCGTCTTTTTGTCCACCCGATAGATGGGCTTATTCGGAATCAAGACCGCACCCATGATGATCCTCTTCTCCTCGTTTTGTACGGCAAACTGCACCTCCTTGGAAAGGGCGATGAAGTCCTCCTCAATAGCGGGTGACTCCACCACGCTGATGGCATTTACGCCCATCATCTTTTCGTCCTCCAGGACTAGCTCAAAGTATTTCATTTTATCCTCCGAATGTTGCGCTATTGCGGATTCTCCGCTCCAGCATGTTAGCGTTGTTCATTTGTTGCCCTACCACATAGGCCTGCATCGGCTGACCGAACATCCCACCAAAAGGGTTCTGACCGATTCCCGTGAATGAGATGTTTGGTGTGAATCCACCACCACCTGTACTGCTTGCCGATGAGGCTGCGCCTCCTATGGATGGTGTTTCTGCCGATGTCTTTCCTGCTTCAAATTTGCTCTTTGCGATTGTTGCAATTTGGGCTGCACCCGTAACGGCAGCAATACCCGCCTGCACAAATCCAGCAGGGCCAGGTGTGCTGGCAAGTTGGTTCATGATGGCTGCTGCCGTGTTGGCTACCGCCTCTCCCAAGCGTAGGGCTTTGGTGATGGCAAAGGTCTTCTTTGCGTTCTTCTCCCCTCCCTTTGAAAAGGCCTCCGATAGTTGTGCCAATGCACCAAACGCCTGACCAGTCATCTCCAACTTCTTGGCGTTGTTGGCCATCTCACGCTGACGATCAATCTTGTCGTACTTCTCGTTCACCTTGCGCTGCGCTTCACGCTTCGCTGCCTCCAATACCGCTGCTTTGTCTGCCGTGGCCTGCCCAGATTCAATCAGCGCACGCATGGCTGCCATTCCGTCCGATTCAATCTGCGCCAACTCCCTCTC